AATAATACTGATGACCAAAATGAAAAGGGTGAAAAGGGCGAGCCCGAGCCACCTAAAGATTTTGTTTCAGATACGTTAGCAGATTTTGATCGTGCACTTGAAGGTGAAGTCGATGCTCCAAAAGACAATGGTTACACACCACTTCTTGCTCCTCGTAGAGAATACATTTACGATACAATTGTCGATTACAAGACTCTTGCCAAATCTCGTGAAGACGGTAAGATTGTAAAGGGTATCGGTGATCTTGACGAATCTCGGATTGCTAACTACAAAGAATTTAAAAAAGTCACTAACAAGAAAGTCGGTACTTTGGTTCGCGAGTTCGAACAAAGAAAAGCTGCTTATCAATACTCAAGGGCTTCTCAAGCTCGGACAGGTAAGCTTGATGTCAATAAGCTCCACGCTTACAAGATGACAGATGAGATTTTCCTCAGTCAAACAAAATTGGCTAATGCTAAATCACACGGAATGATTTTCTTGCTCGACTACTCTGGTTCAATGTCTAATGTATTAGGCGACGTCCTCGCTCAGACTTTAAATCTAGTTACCTTCTGCAAAAAAGTTGGAGTTCCTTTCGTAGTGTACTCTTTCACTTCACGGTATTGCATGAGAAACAATCACAAGAGCAAAATGGAGCCAACAATTAATGAAGTTAAATTAGGTGATGTAATGCTTGTTGAGCAAATCTCAAGTGATCTTTCAAAGTCAGACTACGAGTCAGCTTTCCGCGATCTATGGTTACGGACTGAAAGATACTCTCCTATAGTTTCAGATTACGACGAGCTTGGTGGTACTCCACTCAATAACGTATTGACTATGATGCCTACTATCATTAACGACTTTATCGCAAAACATAAAATTCAAAAACTCAACTTTGTAACTCTTACAGATGGTGATTCTCACTCCATTCAAACAAACCACGAGTGGGGCGAACAGTGCGGTGCGTTTCAAGTTAAGCTTAATGGCAAGTATCATTCAATTCACCGTAACTGCACTGACAAGCTTATGGAAATTATTCAAGACATGACGAACGTCACAACGATTGGTTTCTTTCTACCAAACTCTAAAAACGAAATAAAGCGTGTTATTGAAAGACGCTGCGGTTATCGTTACAACACCGAGTATCGCAAAGAAGTTACCAAGCTTCGTAACGAGCATAAGAAAGTAGGTTTCCTAAATCTAGAATCTAAAGGTTTCAACGCTTACTACTTACTCGATTGCGACGTTAGAATTGATGACGCAGACTTTACTTACGAATCAGATGGTATTGACATCTCTTCCACTAAGAGAGCACAAACAAAACTAGCCAAAGAGTTCGGCAAACACCACTCTGCGGCGAGAAAAAACCGCGTGCTTTTGACCAATCTTGCAACCCAAATTGCATAAGCCTTTAATGATAAACAACATAAACTTCTTTACAAACTACGTAAAGTGTGATATAATATTATTATAAGATTGATTATGACTAATAACAAAGAAAAACAACTCCGCGAGAAATTCGCAAATGAAACCGCCCCGGTACGTCGCAAAGACATCAATGCCGCTGGCGCTGAGCTCGGAATGTCCGAGTATGAAGTGTGGAAAGTAGTGAAGACACTACTCTCTGCTGGTAAACGAGGCTACTTTTATTTTAAGGCGCCTGCCACTGAAGTTTCAGCTCCTGCTGAAAAACTCTCCGCCGCTAAAAAGTTCAAGTTGGCGACTTCCGTTGCGTCAGTTGTTGACGATGAAATTTACATTCCAAAAGCTGACCCAACATATGTCAAATGGGGCGAGTACAAAACCGTCTTGTCTGTGATTGAGTCCGGTCACTTTTTCCCACTTTACATCTCCGGTATGTCCGGTAATGGTAAGACCTTTATGGTCGAACAAGCGACCGCGAAAGCCAAGCGTGAATATATCCGAGTTCAAATCTCGCCTGAAACGGACGAAGACGATTTGATCGGTGGTTTCCGTTTGATTGACGGAGAAACCATTTTCCAAAAGGGCCCTGTTATTAAGGCTATGGAGCGTGGAGCAATCCTACTCATCGACGAGATTGACCGAGCAACCAACAAGATTATGTGTCTCCAAGGTGTGCTCGAGGGTAACCCAGTGCTTCTTAAAAAGACTGGTGAAGTTATTAATCCCGCACCTGGTTTCAACGTAATTGCTACTGCAAATACCAAGGGTCGTGGTTCTGATGACGGACGTTACTCCGCAGCTTCTATTATTGATGACGCCTTTCTTGAGCGCTTCGTTGCTTCAATCGACCAAGCCTACGCACCATCAAACGTTGAGAAAACAATTCTCACCAAGCATGCTGCGAAGTACGATGTCGACGACTCAGAGTTTATTGAAAAGCTCGTCAGCTGGTCAACGGTAATCCGCAAGACTTTCGAAGATGACGCTATCGACGAAGTTGTTTCAACACGGCGTCTATGCCACATCGTTAAAACACATTCTGTTTTCAACGATCGTGCCAAGTCAATCGAGCTTTGCATCAACCGTTTCGACAACGAAACTAAGACAGCGTTCCTCGATCTTTACACAAAGATTGATGAATCAGCTGAGCCAGTCACGCTTGAAGAAGCACAAGGTACACCACTTTCGGAGCAAGAAGTCGCTCCGTTTTAATACAGTCATAACTCAATCAATCGTGGCCCCTGCAATTCTGCGGGGGTCACACTTTTTTAAATTTTTTTATGGATAACACCGGAATTAAATACGATGCAGGTAAACCAGAGTATGGTTTAATTCCTGCTCATGCTCTTGAGGAAGTTGCTAAGGTTCTCACCTTCGGAGCTAACAAATACGACCGAGAAAATTGGCGTAAACTTGAACACCTTCAGCGTCGTTATTTTGACGCGGCCCAACGTCATATGTGGGCCACTAAACGTAATGAGATTGCAGACCCCGAATCGGGCCGGCACCACATTGCACATTCTATCGTTTGTTTGCTTTTTTATCTTGAAAGCGAGCTCAATTCTGATATAGTATTAACTAACAATGAAACTAAGTAAAGAAACAATATCCGTACTAAAAAACTTTAGTGCGATTCAACCCAATCTCGTAGTTAAGCCTGGCTCGACTATTTCAACATTGGCTGATGCTAAAAACATTATTGCCGAATCAAATGTTAAAGAAACATTTCCGCAGGAGTTCGGAATTTACAATCTAAATGAATTTATTAATGCACTTTCATTAGTTGAAGACCCCGAGCTAGAATTTTCTGAAAGACACGTCACAATTGTTGGCAGTGATGGAGCTAAAGTAAAATACCATTTTGCTGATTCATCTATTCTTACAAAGAAAGAAAAGGACATTGCGATGCCACCAAGTGAACTTCGTGTAACTCTAACCGATGAACAGATTAATACTATTCGACGCGCTGCAGGAGCACTTGGTCAATCAGTACTTTCATTTACAATTGAAAACGATGAATGCATTGCTCGAGTCAAAGACCCAAACAACGCTAGCGCGAATTCCTTTTCGCTTGTAGTTGGAACGGGAATGAGTGCAACGTATAATAAAGAGTTCTGTGATGCAATTGATTTTCAATTTCTAATCGCTAACTTGAAGCTTATACCTGGTACCTATAACATCGATATTTCAAGCAAATTGATTTCAACGTGGAGTGGTAATGATGTAAATTATTTCATTGCACTAGAAAAGACCAGTAAGATTTTTGATAAATAAAATCTTTAACCTACACAATAATATTATGAGTGAAGAAGAAACAGAAACACAAGAACAAGAAGCGCCTCAGCCTTCTGAAATTAACCTGAATGACCTTGCGGTTGTTCTTCAAATTATCGACGTGTGTTCCAAACGTGGAGCGTTCGAAGGTAATGAACTGAAAGACGTAGGTACACTACGTGAACGAATCGCTACCTTTGTAAATGCAAGAATGCCTAAAAAGGAAGATGTTGAAGACAACGGTGAAGGTGATTCAGATGACGCTCCAACAGAGCCAGTGGCTGCTGCTGAGAGTGATGCTTAATTCAATGGAGGTCACATTATGTGGCCTCCTTTTTTTATTATATTATGCGAGAAAATTTATTATGGGTTGAGAAGTACCGACCTAAAACAGTTGAAGACTGTGTACTTCCAAAAAAATTAAAACAAACATTTTCTGAGTTCGTAGCGAACAAAGATATTCCTAACATGATTCTTGCTGGTACAGCGGGAACAGGAAAGACTACAATCGCACGAGCTTTATGTAATGAGTTGAACGTTGACTCATTGATTATTAATGCGTCTGATGAAAGTGGCATCGATGTTTTACGAAACAAGATAAAACAATTTGCTTCTTCTATGACGTTAGATGTAGAATCAAAGTATAAAGTAATTATACTAGATGAAGCTGACTATCTAAATCCGCAATCTACTCAACCAGCTCTTCGTGGTTTTATCGAAGAGTTCGCGGGTAATTGTAGATTTATACTTACATGTAATTTCAAGAATCGTATTATCGAGCCCTTACATTCTCGTTGTACTGTTATTGATTACACTGAAGTAAATGACGCAAAGATTTATCCTGCCTTTATGAAAAGGTTGATACATATCTGCGAATCAGAAAACATTGAATTTGACAAACAAGCTATTGCTGATTTGATTATGAAACATGCGCCAGATTGGCGAAGAGTAATTAATGAATGTCAACGCTATTCAAGTTCAGGTAAGTTATCTACTGAAGTATTAGTTTCAAATGATGCTTCTATTATGTCTCTTGTAAAACATTTAAAAACAAAAGACTTCAAACAAATGAGAGCATGGTGTGCTTCTAATTCTGATATTGATACGTCTGTAGTATTCCGTAAGATATATGATAAGGCTTATGATATACTTGACCCACAATCAATACCACCTGTAATTATTTTACTAGCGGACTATCAATACAAAGCTGCATTTGTTGCAGATCACGAACTAAACTTAGTTGCTTGTCTCACTGAGATTATGGCAACTGCAACATTTAAATAACATGAAAAAACAGAAGAAAAGTAAATGCTGTGTGTGCTCTCCTAAATACGGTTCATTGACCTTTTGGAAGAATAAAGATTTCTGGCAATCGGTCTTACTATACGTATGTATGATAGGATTATTGTACTTCGGTGCAATGCTAGCGGGACTAATACAATGAACATAGGAAAATACTGCATAGACATTACTGAGTTTGAATCACGTCCGTGGTTTAGAGTCGAGCTTGAATACGAAGACAACAGCGAAGAGAAAGGATATGTTTATGTCCATCGTGGTTGGCTATGGTTTGTTGTGTCGTATAAAGAAAGCTTTGGTTGGAAAGAATTTCAAGAGACCATTCACAACATTGTTGACAATAAGAAAAAATAATATAGTATTAATAGTATGGGTAAAGGTATGACACCAAAGAAAGGCTATAACGATAAAGCCTACAAAAATAATTATGATGCCATTGATTTTTCTGGTGTACGTAAAAATCGGCAGGGCCTAATGGGTTCGAAGACTCGCGTACATGGTGATAGAAAAGCAAAGCACACTAAGAAGATACATCAAGAAGAAATAGATGACGCCATTTGATTTTTTAAATTCTATTAACGAAAAGAAAAAATATCTTTTCGAAGGTTGTACTGCAGATGATTCTGGTGAAGCGGCCGATCTTGATTCAGTAGATAGAAAGTACACACCCTTTATGGTGAATCGCGGACTATCAAACTTTGCTGATACTATTTTATTTGCAAATGAAATGAATGGACGTGCTCACATGTCTAAGAAAATGCAATACGATTTTCTTTTTCATTCTGTAAGACACAAGAGACGATTTTCGAAATGGCACAAAAAAGCAAAAGATAGCAAAGACATTGAACTAATTAAAGAAGCATATAATTGTAATCGCGAACGAGCTGAAGAATTTTATGACTTACTTGATATGGATAAGCTTAGAATGTATATGTCAAAAGGTGGCATATTATAAATAACTAAGTGAATGAATACAAAATAGAATGGACACCAGAAAGTATGTTGGAGGTTTCTCTTTCTGAGCCCGATGACTTTTTAAAAATTAAAGAAACTCTTACAAGAATAGGAGTAGCATCTAAACGTGATGCTCAAACATTATTTCAGAGCTGCCATATTCTACACAAACAAGGCCGGTACTTTATTGTACACTTTAAGGAATTGTTTATGCTTGATGGAAAACCGTCTAACTTTACAGAAGACGATTTAGCAAGACGAAATACAATTGCAACTCTTTTATCTGATTGGGGTTTACTTGATGTACTTAGTGAAGAAAAAGCAGCTGAAAGAACTTCATTACGTAATATAAAAATAATATCTCACCGCGATAAGAACAATTGGGTTCTCGAAGCAAAATACTCAATAGGAAACGTAAAAACGTATAAATAATAACATGACAGACATAAGCAAATTAACAAAAGTAGAATTAGAAGAACTCGGTAGAGAGCACGGAATTGAGCTCGATCGTAGACTTACTAAAAGCGCTCTAATTGAACAATTAGAAGAAGTAATAACAGAAGAGCCTTCATCATTGGTTGACTTAAAAGCTGAGTACGTTGAAGAAGCACCTGTTTTAAAAGAAGTAGTTCCAGCACCTTCTGGTCAACTTTTGACAGAAAGAACTAAGCCAAAACAATTTGTAGATAGATTGTTTGCTGACGTTGACGGTAACGTTCTTAAGTTCGCAACACGTGGAGCAGCTCGCTCGACCGGCAATAGATATGACGGAAAAGTGCTTGAACAAGACGGACATTTTGTTGTTCGTAAATACTAGTTTTTAGTATAAATAACTTTATAGATGGTGCTCACAATGAGGCCATCGCCCTTAACCTGCCTAACGGAGGATAAAATAAAATGACAAATACATACACGTGGCCATCTCAGGCCTGGACTATCGGTTTTGATTCTATGTTTGATAGAATCGAAAAACTACAATCACAACAACAAGGTTATCCACCTCACAATGTTGTGAATCACGGCGAAGACAAATACGAAATTGCTCTTGCTGTTGCAGGCTTCAACGAAAAAGATTTATTCGTTGAGCAAGAAGAAAACGTTCTCACAATCGCATCAAAGGATGTAGATTTGAACGGTAATAAAGAATACATCCATAGGGGTATTGCAACTCGTAAATTTCAAAAGAAATTCACATTAAGTGAATATGTTGAAGTTGAAGCTGTTCGACTCGTAGATGGTATTCTTTCTGTATACTTACAAAAAAATATACCAGAAGAAAAGAAGCCGAAGCGCTTTGGTATAAATACATCAATAGATACAACAAAAGAATTTTTAACTGAATAGTTTTTTCTGCGTTAAACATTAAGTCCGTCGAGCCTTATTCCTGCTTGGCGGGCTTTTTTTTATTTACTTTTGTGGAAAACTCTATATAGTATATACTATGATTGGCTTTTATACCTCCATTGTACACAAAGGAAACACACTATTATATCGCGGCTACGAT